CCACTTCGCTTGTGGCTTAAAGAGCCACTTTTCTCCGGTACTGGGGTTGACCCACACCTGCGCGCCATGAGAACCGAGTGTCTTACCCGTGTACTTGATGTCGCTAGAACTTGGCTTAGGCGCGACGGGTGGAAGCGATTCGAACTTCGGCAGCGAGGGCGTGGGAGTCGTCAACGGTGTCACTGCAGCCGTGTCGATGTTGGTCTTTATCGCCTTGATTGGCGTAGGTCCAACGACCTTCTGCCCCGCGGGACTCTGAAGCCACGCCGCATACTTATCGCTGAACGTGTCCTTCTTCGCGACGTACGAGTCATCCACCACCGTGAGGATGTCCCAGTCGCTGATCTGCGACTCGATGTTCGGGTAGTTCAGCTTGAGATCTTCACGCGTCAGTGCCAAGACCTTGTGAATCTTTGACCCACCAAACGCCGGTGTGATCTTATGCTTCATGAACGTATTGAAGATCGTAGTCGACATCGACGACGCCATACCCGGAAGCGTCTGCTTGAGGTGTGAGATGTCAGGCTTTGACACGGGTATGATACACGCCGTAGCTCCGGGTGCGACCTGCGTCTGCGACGCTGCTACGAGATGCGCTCCCACACCCGTGCAGCGACACTTGGGCGCGTCATCGACGTTGAAGAGTTGAGTGCAGCGACACTGAATGATTTCATCCGCTGGGCCGGTCGCGTCGCCCGGGTGATCGAGGAGCGCCCCACCCACGTCGAACTTCTCATTGAGAAAGACCTGCTGTCCGTTCGCCAGAATGTGCGTGTGACGCGTACGACCGTCACCGATCGTTGCCTCCCACTGCTTCGTCACCTCCTGGTCCGCGTAGCCGACGAAGCGCATCTGCGTGATACTACCCGACTCCGCCGCGCCGTGAATCTCTGTACGTGCGATGACGGTCGCGCGGTTCTCCGTGAATCCCGTCACCGCGACGATGCGGTCGCGAATCTGTGGGATCGACTGACCCTGTGCGATGCCATCGAGCAGCTCGTTGCGAACATCCTCATAGAGTTCGTCACCGACGCCTACGAGACGATTCGACACCGACTTCATATATGTGAGCGTGTACTCATCTGCGAGAAGCGGAACGCCCGGCAGGTCGACGTCCGGGAATGACTCGCCTAGCCCGATGGCTACCTGCGCCGCGGAACCCTGGTACACCTCGGCAATGTAGGGCGTGAGAGTGCCGTCGATCTCATCTTGCCACAGCACTGTGATCTGCGAGATGTCATCGGGACTCAGCCCAGCGGACGAGGCATCTGCGATGATGGCCGGCTGTAGATCAGCGGCGATCTTCTTCGTCACTCGTATGAGTGCGTCTTGAACCACACGCTCAAAGTCGAGGATGAGGAGGTCTACGTCCTCCTCTGAGTAGCCTTGAATCTGAGCCAAGGCAACCTACTACCCTACCGGCGGAGGTGGCTCCGCGGGCTGCTCGGTCGGCTTTGGAGGCGGGCCGGTGGCCGGTGTGGGCTGCGACGCGGGGGCTCCGACGTCCACACCACCTGGGCCGGTTGACGCACCGGCCACCGGAGTTCCCGTCAGCTCCTCGATCGCGACCGGAGCCTGCGTCGGATCTTTTGCCATCTGAAGGAGAAGCTGTTCACGCAACTCAGGCTTCGTCGGCTTATCACCCTGGTCGAATCCCTTGTTACGTCGGTACGCGTCACTGTTGATCTGCTGACGATCGAACGCCGCATCCGCGGCGGCCGACATGTCCGGCGGCTGCACGAGCTCCGACGTGTCATACCAGACGATGAGTTCACCGTCGGGCGTGACGGTCTTCTCACCCACCGACCGAAGCGCCGGGTGAAGGTAGCCCTTCGTCACGCCCTGCGTGATGAGTTCAGCCTCGGGAGCGATGTGAACCTTGATGCCTTGCTCGTCGAGTGCCCACGCGTTCCAGTGCGATGTGGATCCCATGCCCGTGACGACTTCCTTGGGCATGTTCATCGCGGTGGCGAGTAAGTCGTACTCGAAGCGCAGGATCTCCAACGTCTTCTCATCATACGTGTTGGAGAAGTCCTGATGCACAAAGTCCTTGATGTACTCACGCGGAACCTTGACGGGCAACGGTAGTGCGGCGAGCGCGGAGCCCGGATTCTCAATCGTCTTGCCCGCGATGTCGAGCCACTCGGCCGTGAACGGATCCGCTGCATTCTCGAATCCTGGCTTCGGTGGGAACGTCACCTCCTGCGGGTAGTACAAGACTCCGTTCGATGCGAGTCGTGACACCGCCTGCGCGACGATCCGACGCTCCATCATGTCGATCGTTCGCATCGTCATGAGAGCCGCTCGCGCCGGTGAGTCCGCGCGGAATGAGAACTCTTCATCGGGTCGCCACTGTTTAAACACGTGCGTCTCGAACGGCAGGGTGCGCCACACGCCTTCGTCGATCAAGATTTTCCAGAGGTCGACGGCCTTCATCCGTCCGTCGACCATCGCACGTCCAGATGTCACCTGGATCTCACTGGTGGACTTCACGGACCAGCTTCGTCCGCCGTCCTCATCGTTCACGTCGTCTTCTGCGACGACGTAGCCCTCACCCGGCACGTTGAGCTGAGTCGCCATCGATCGCATGTACTGCGACTGACCAGACGGACCACCGAAGAACTGACGCATGAGCTCGGCCGCTGGGCCGTCCGTGAGCGGTGTGGGTTCACTGCCACCTGGTTCGACGATCGCTGCGGTAAGACGCACGCGTGACATCGTCTGTGAGAACCACAACATCGAGTACTTGAACGCGCCAAGCGTACGGTAGAAGTTCCAGGCCTCACGTTGCCACTCGTAGTTCTGAAGTCGAAGCTGCCGTGATGGCGCGAGTATCTGCGCCGCCGCGGTGAGCGCGACTCGCCCAGCGATACCGCGAGATCGCGCATCACCGCGACGTCGTCGTGTGAGCACGTCTGCCACGGGACCTCCTTAGAAGATCTCTAATCGTCCGGATCGAGTCGCTGCGCGATGAGTCCGTTCGCCGCTGTGGCGACGATCCAGATCGCGTAAGGAAGCGGAACACTTACGTAGAAAGTGAAGACGTAGACGACACCGGCACCGACCCAGACCGACATGCACCACGGGCACTGGAAGAGATAGCGAAGCGATCGGCCGAACGCACCCCAGTGAGGCTTCGGCTCGTCGTGGCCTCGTGACATCCGGTCGATCTTCCACTCATCGTCTGGGTCCCACCAGTTGATCAGGTGGTCGCGCGGAACACCCAGCGGTGGAAAGGTGTCCTTGATCACGAGACGAGTCACGCGGTATGTTACCAGGACGATGAGTAGGTAGATCAACCAGACCGGCACAGGTCTACTGTAGCAAGGAGTGACATCTCTCAAGATTTTTGTTGCACAACCTCCCAGGATGAGATATAATAGAACTAGAGGAACAATCGAATGAAGGAGCGGAACATGAAGGACGAACTCGGTCTCGAGATCTGCGAGATTCACGAGGTTAACCTGGTGCAGGCGCAGGGCGAGCTCGAAGATCACTGCCCAATCTGCCGACGGATCGCTGAGGAAGACGAGATTCTCAACGACGAGTAAAGGTCGAAACGCCGGGAGGCGTCCAGGAGTTAAGCTCCTGCTGATGAGACCATTGAACGAAGGAGAACGTATGACGATCTTTGAGCAGTCCGTACCGCTGATCTTCATGATCGCACTGTTCATCGCGAGGCTCATCAAGATTTTGTTTGACACCGTGCTGCGAAGTGAGATATAATCAAATCGCAAGGCAGTACAGAGGGCGGGAAGCCTGCGACGGCAACCCGACCCGAGGGCCACGTAGCTCACTGGAGTAGCGCCGGCATCTTGGCCGGAGGACGCGGGTTCGAATCCCGTCGGGTCCACGTAGGTAGCCCAGTAGGGGTGCCACCACGGAAGATCTTGCTAATCGTCCGTGTTGAGGTCTGCAGACCTCTGGAAGTGATATGGTGTAGTGGCGCACAGGGAAAGCTAGGATAACGCGCCTCACGGTTGCGGCTGAACGCGAGTACCGGGGCCAGGGTTCGAATCCCTGGGATTACACGTAAGATCCAATTGAACGAAGGGAACGTATATGTGGGTAGCTACAACCTTCGGCTGGCTCTCAGCCGTAAAGCGCTCAACGCAGTCGATCACCGACTACGGTAGCCCGGACAAGACCCTCCAGATCCGGGCTCGCGATCGCGCGGCGCTCGTCGAACTTCGTAGGTTCATGTCAAACGAAACGAGTCGCATCATTGTCTCGCGCGGAAGTGACTACGAGTTCCGCGTGTACTGCGCACCCGACAAGTTCGCGCTCGCACTCGCGCGAATGGCGTTCGAGATCGACTACACGAACTTCAAGAACGCGGTAGAGACCGATGATCTCCACAACGTCTACATGCGAGTCTGGTCGGTCGTCGCGAACCACTACGACAAGATGATCGGCCGTAAGCGGAAGTGAGACGAGACGCCCGGCGGAAACGCTGGGCGTTTTTGTTGCACAGCCCACGGAAGTGGGATAAAATAACTGTAGGAAGCAATCGAACGAAGGAGAACGAAATGCTTGAGATCAACACCGACGACTTCATCACCTGGTGCGAGGACAACGACATCGAGCCGCACCCACACTACTCGGGGCGGGGGATGTATGGTAAGCAGTGTGTCGGAGTCGTAGGTGGAAGCGCGCAGCTGGTCGTGTTCCTACTCCGCTGCGTCCCAAAGATCGACCAGAAGTTCAGCATCGACGTCATTGAGTACGCCGACGATCGCAATGAGTACGACGTAGAATTCTCCGACGAGTGGCTCAACATGAAGACGGACAGCATGGGTCGTGACACGATCTACTACTGGCCCAACGTACACGCCGCGGAGGTCAACACCAAGTAAAACGCAGACACGAAGAAGCCCGGCCGCTATCCACGTGGCCGGGCTTCTTCATCTCACCGGGATCAAAGGAGAGACTTAAACGTCGGGAGTGATCTCCCGAGCCGTGCCGAACGAGACCTCGGCGCGCTCCGCACCGCCGGCGACGACGTTCAGCGCGGCGTCACCCGTGACCTGGTGCGCGACGCCGTCCGCATCGGTCCAGTCGGAGACGCCGTGAACGTTGACCGGACCGCCCAGCGCGACGGACCGCGCGACGAGCTGGCCGTCGTCGGCCACAACGACGCTGACAATCGCCGGGTCGTCGGAGGTGAAGACCTCGACGGCGTCGGCCGGCTTGGGCACGGGGTTGCCGGCCTCATCCGTGTACGTGAAACCATTGATCGGGAGTTCCTTATCAGCGGCGATATCCACGAGAACTGTTGCCTTTCCGATGAAGGATGGCCCACGCTGTGAGCGAACGGTTCGCTCCGCGGGTGTCGTACTGCGTGGCGTTCCCAGGTGTATGAAACCGTGAATGCCATCGCTGTCTTTATCGCAGGTAGAGCAGCCACAGCCGTCCACCTCGACGTAGACCGGTACGTTGACTCGGATCACACGTTGCTCCCGGAGATATCGATCCACGTTGTCGGGTTCAACCGTACCAGGTGGCGCGTTCGACGTCATCGCCCGATGCGTGCACGCATACCGCGGCCTTCCCACGGCGTCATCTGCTGGTCGACCAGTGAGCCGGCCGCGATGCTGGCAAACGTCACGGTGTCGAGGAACGCGAGGAGTAGCGCCTCGGCGCGGTCGGGGCTGAAGCCCAGGCGCTTAATGATCTTATCCTTCGG